CTCTTTGTGGATTTTCTGTTCTCCAGTTACCCGTTTTAGCATGAATCATTTCATCATCATTAGGGTCAACAATCATATTTAATGCTGACCTTCTAACACCACCAGATAATACTGCGTCTGATGCGTGGCAAATGATGTCAAATGCTAATATTGGTCTAATCTTATTTCCTTCTTTGTCTAACCATTTCTCAATTAATTGTTCAATTTTTTCAAGAGATTGTTTAAGACCATCGGGACCAGGAGCCTTAAAACCACCGCTGATGAAAGTTCCCTTCTCTCTAATTTGTGAATAATCAAATTTTACTTCATAACCAGCATATTCTGGAAATGGTTGATTATCAGCAAAATAAGACGATAAAAGAACGCCCAAAGAATCCGCCCAACCTTCAATAGAATCTGGGATTACATATGTTTTTGTGCCTAATACTCTTTTTTGAATACGGCTAAGATTATTTACAAATGGAATTAATAATCCACCACCAACACCACAGCCAGATAAGCCAAGATAAAAAATTTCTTGAAAAACTCTATTCCTCATAATATGAGTACTGGTACAATTGTACATTCTCGTATTATGTCTCATAATTTCGGAATGTCTGTATTGAAGATTTCTTTGTGATGCCAATACAACTTGGTCTTTCATACTTTCAAGTGCGGATTGTAAATACTCCTCAATATCAATACTGGAATATTTTTTTCTATGACCATTTATGATATCAGCACACGCTTCTTCCCAATTTTCATACCTACCGATTTCTTCTCTCCATTTAAAGTAATCGGAATACAATTTCAAGTCACTAAGAAATTTCTTACCTTTTTGCATAGTTTTTTAATTTTAAATTTATATTTTATTTGCTAATTCTTGTCTTTTCAAAAATGCTTTTTTTGCTAATTCCTGTTTGTTTTGTGTTTGTTGTTCCTCAAATCCTAATAACGTATTTTGAGATTCTGTATCTATTTGAAGATACTCGTTATTAAATTTACAATTTTGAAAAATAATTCCGTCTTTTCCTATTCTTGATTTTGCTAAAGTTAATGTTGCCAAATTGTGTTCTTTTTGTTCTAAGGTTTTCCCAATCGATAATATGACATGTGCTATTTGTGCTTTCTTGATTGAACCGCCCATTTGGTCAGTTCCAACAACCTCAGAAGACATTGATTCTCTATTACCTTGTGTTGCTGTCCATATAGCCATTTCAAATTCGCCCGTCATGCCTTCAAGTCTTCTCATTATTGAACTTTCACCTTTCCATTCCTCGCCATTAACTGCCCTTTCAGGTGATATACAATCAACATAATCAAGTACTAATAAGTCTATATTGAATCCATCAGAAATCATTTTCCTGATTTTTGATTTGATTTCGGAAACTGATACATCACTACTTGGTAACTTCAATAGTTTTAGTTGACCTGAGGACTTAGCTTGTTTTTGTTTTGCAACATTTAATACTTCTTCTCTATTTTCGGGTTGGTCATCAGGCGCAATTCCACTCCATATTGTATAATGTTTTCTTTTAATATCACCAGCATTATCTTCAAAGAAGATTTGTAAAACATTATAGCCATAGTTAAATGCCGTATTAGCCATTTTGGTCAACAAAGTGGTTTTACCAGTACCCGTAGGTGCTAATACAACGCCCAATTCTCCCCTACCAAGACCACCTTTAAGTAGATTGTCAATACCAACAATACCCGTTGGAATTGGATGCCTATAGTCTTTTTGTAAGGCATCTTCCATATTTTCAAAAACGTCTGATATGTTATCTTCATCAAGACCAACTTGTAAAGCGTCATTAAATAACCCTTCTAATTTACTGTATTGCTCAAAATCACCACCTTCGATAATCTTATCAGCTATTCTAATGACCCTTTTAAGATTCTGCTGTTTGCAGAAATTCATAGCTGTTTCCTGCCCATAATCGGGATTACTATTTAATCCCTTTAATATTTCTAAAGTATCTAAATGAATTTTAGCATTATCACCATTTTCATTTATTAATTTTTGTGCTAATGTTATATAATCGGGTATTCTCTCGTACTGTAAATAAAATTCTTTGACGTTTTCCATTATAAACCTAAAGGAAGCATTTTCAAAATACTTGCTTTCTATTAAGTCAATAATGCGTTCTGCATATTTCTTATCTTCAATGATTGTTTTGATTAGCGTTTGTTGAAAATCAAAACCTAAATACCCAAAATTTTTTTCAGCCATATTAATTTATTTGTAAGTCATACCCTAAATAAGTTGTCTCCAAATCCTTAATTGACAAAACGTCAGTAAGATTTGACAAAATGTCTCTAAGTTTTGGTCGAATATCTACTGTGTATCTTACCTTAGGGTGATAGTAAAATGCAGGGAATATTCTTTTGATAAATACAACATCGTCTTGCTTTATTTCTAGTAAAAAATATTCGTTTTTATTTTCAACAGGCTCTTCTACATACTCAGGAGATAAGAATAAATTCTGATTTTCACACAAATAATCAGAACTTTTAATTTTTAAATCTTCTGAAATTTCTTCACAAATTTTTTTTACACACTCATGCAAATTCATAGAACGCTTTGCAGATGGGTTAAAATTTTTGACATTAAAATACCTTTGGCAAATAATGTTACCATCTAAAGTAAGTAAGAATTCAAACTTTGTTGTCTCTTGTTGATTAGTCATGTTTTTTGATTTTAATTTTTCTTTTATTTTTTTCTTTTCTGATTAATCGAAGATATGGATTTAAAAAATTTACCCACGCGTCATCGTATTTTGGTAGTAAATTAAATATACCATCTTCTAACATCATCTTCATTGTATTTTTATAAGACCGACCTTCAGGGTCAATATCTTCATTCATCAATGAAATGATATTATTTTTTGCATCTTCAGTTAAAAATGGAATTTCTAAACTAACTATAGTTTCATTAACAGTAAAGAAATTAAGACCATATTCTCCATTTTTTGTGATACCTAATTTAAGATTTGTTAATGAACTACTTTTCTCGTTTTCTTGAACTAATGTGTTTGTTTTTTCTAAGATTTCGTTTACTGATAGTTTTTTTGTTTTAATTTCAGGAAAAAACGATATCAACTTTTTGATACCAAAACCTTTGATTCCCGCAATGTTGTCTGATTTGTCACCACATAGAATTTTCGCAATTTTAAGGTTATCGACTAATATTGGCTCGTTGTCATAAGTAATTTGTTCTCCTCTTCTTATTAGTATTCTTTTTAATGGGTCGTACAATTGAACATTATCTGATATCAATTGTGATAAATCACCATCAGAAGAATATATAACAATACTTTCTGTATTTGCATTTTGTATGTAATATGCTATACAATCATCAGTTTCGCAATTATCAAATTCTCCTTGCCGTACATATAATTCTTCTAAATATTGTTTTATCCTTACTCTTTGATAATTATAAGAACTAATCTCTTCTTCTGTTCTTTGTCTTTTTCGTCTGTTTTCTTTGTATTGTGGATATATTTTTCTTCTACTATCTTGACAATTTTCACCGTCCCAAAAAACAACAACTTTGTTTAATTGATACGTATCAATCGCTCCCCGAATAGTATTAATAAAATGAAATATTCCACCAATATGTTTTCCTTTGTAAAAGGAATTTTTGAAACCATAAAAACCAATCGTAAGTAAATTGTCGCCATCAACTAATAAAACAGACATTTATGATTTTTACAAGGTTAAAAATCAATCTTCTTCATCATCATCAAAAACAACAGATTCTTTTAATTCAAAATCGCCGCCACCTAATTTCTGATTCCAAAAATCTGAGTATTCTTTTTTGTATTGTTCTAACGCCTCTTTCGTATCAGCAATATAACCATTATGTACAACAATAAGCTTACCATCTTTATAGCCCAATCCATTGACATGATTTTTTAATACAGAAACTTTTGTTCTAATAGCATATGATACCTTTCTACCATTTTTAACAGCATCAATATGGTTGATACCTGATTTCTTTTGATTGCCAAACAAGAACACTAAAGCGGATGCTAACCATATTGCTTCACCACCCTTTGCTTTAATTTCTGGTTGACCAAATGGATTATCTGGAAGTTCAACCCAAGGTTGGTTCACAATAATCATTGTGACGAAATAAGGATAATCTTCCTTCTTAGATTTTGTGATTTTAGCATGAATACCCATACCAATCTTATCAGATAATACTGAGGCGTTATGCTGCTTACCACCTTTTCCATCATAAGTCAATTTACAAGGAATTGAACCAATAGAATCCCAGCATATCTGAATGTGTCTTGGAATTTCACCTTTTTCGTGAGCATCTAATATTTCGCTTATGAAATCTGTGGCTTGCTCAATATAGTCAAATGAATCGTTGAAAATAAAATCTCCAACCCATTCGCCATCCTCATTTTGTTCTGCTTGAAATCCAAGCTCAATAGCGTGTTCCCATTTCCATTTCCTTTCCGTGATGATAAGAATAGGTAAATGTCCTTTTTTTTGTGCATCAACAGCTGCAAGAATCATTGCTGTTGTTTTCGATGAGTTTGTGTGTCCAAGAAACATATTGATGTTTCCCATAACAGGTCCTGGTAGTCCACACGCATTATTAAATGCCTCTCCGCAATAATAGAAACTTTCAGGTTTGTATTTTGTTTTACTTGAAAATTTAGATATATAATCGAATTGCTTTTTTTTGAGCGCCATAAATTGTATATTAAAAAATTGGAAAATGAACCCTATGCTTTCTGAATATATATTCGTACTAACATAGGGTTCGTTAAGTTTAATAATTAGAATGGTAAACTGTCATCAGTGTCGTCATCACCTTGTGGGTCAACGTAGGTAACAGGCTTTTTTACATTTCCAAGCGTTTCTTCAGATACGGAATTGGATACCCATTTTCCTAAAACTGAATCCCAACGAGGAACTTCACCTTTTGCAATCATTTCTAGATAATCTTCGCCTTTTTTGGAATAAACATCTGACCATACAAGTGAATCTTCCATCCATGCCTTAGCTATTTTCATGTCCTCATGGAGTGCAGAAGGGTCTTCAGGCATAATTTGATTGATTGTAGTATATTCTCTTCCATTACCACTTTTTGTAAGATTCAAGAATAATGTTAAATCCCTGCCTGTTTTTACATCTGTAATATCCCCTTTCTTTTGAAAGATTGGGAAAATCTTATCTAAGATACCCTCTTGCTTTGCATTGTGCTTAAACCTCCAAAATTTCACACCATCTTGCTCATTATCCCTATCAATAAGCTTTACAATATAAAACTTCTTAGCTCTGTATTGTTTAGCTAGTTCTTTACTCTGCTCATCACCTTGAAGCAAAAGACCTTCTCTTACCTCATTTAATGGGGAGCGCTTTCCTTCCTGAGCGGGGTCATATAGTTTTACCCATTGACCATCGACCTGAATTTCGTGGAAATATACTTCGACAAAAGGCGATGAACCGTCTTTCATCGGGAGGATACGTATTCTTCTTTCCTCTCCTTTAGAACCTTTTGGCAGAATGCAAGTAAAATACTTTTTCATTCTGTCTTCTTGTGATACCTTAGAACCGTTTCCGCTTGCGGATTGTTTGTTTTTTTCGTACTGTGCGAGCACTGCTTCAAATGAACCCATAGTTTTTTGTTTTAAATTGTTTGTTGTATATAAAATATAGAAAAAAAAAGTCGGATAAAAAAATCCGACTTAATTTTTTTTTAATCCTGTGTCAATAGGTATGCTGTTTTATATACAGCGCCTAACATTTCATCTCTTATATTTAGAAGATTAGTATCTGTTTCATCTAAACTTGACGTAAAATTTACTAATTCTTCTGCTACAGATTTACAAAACTTATGCACATCTAATTCTTTCAAATTTTCAACATTAAATGTTTTAGTTTCATCATCTAGTATAAATCTACCATACTTACCCATATGTTGTTCTATATATTCATCTATAAGTGGGTCTAAAATTTCATATAATTTACCTAAAGCAATATGCCTAGCATGACCTTTAGTTTGCCAATGACAAATTTTAAGTTGTAATTGTAAATTTAATAAAAAATTCAAATTAGAATTTGTATTCATCATCGTCATAATTTGGATTGAACGTATCTCTTATTTCATCCTTAGAATAATTTTCAACTTCATCTTTTGTTAAAACATATTCGTTTTTACCTGATTGCCTCATAACATCTTGTTTACCCGCAAAAAATTGTTGTGGATTTTGATTGAAAGGATACGAATCTAATGAACGCATTTCTAATTTTTCTTCAGGTGTTTTAGGTTTCATCGTATCTATTTTTGCCCCCAACTCATCAATACGACTCAATAAATTATCCATTGATGCCAATTTTTTTTCTAAATCATCAAGTTTTGTAAATACATTGTCCATCTTAGATATTACTTCATTATTTTCGTCTTTTTTTGCTTCTAAATCTTTTTTAATATTTTTTGTTATGTTTACTAAATCTGTAATATCTAATTCTTCTGTATCAGATTCTGGTAATGGTGCTGCAGAGTCTGCCATTGGAGGCGCTCCATCAGGAGGTGGTGGTACATCACCGCCAGGAGGAGGTGGAATATCACCACCAGGAGGAGGTGGAATATCACCACCAGGTGGAGGTGGAATATCACCGACAGGAGGAGGTGGCGGAACATCTTGTTCATTTATTATATAATTGTATTTATATAATTGATTAAATCTTTTTAATTCTTCTTTTATTATATTAGTTTTTTTCATAATATTAGTCTTGTAAAAGTTGTCTGCCGTCTTCTATGACGTATTTTTTATTAATTCTTTCTACTATACCATCTTTTTCTCTTACAACATAACATTCACCAGTAACTAAATCACATTCTTCTGTTTGATTGCCTACTTTTCTTATAACTTTTTTTGTATCAGTAAATTTATCTAAACTTGATTTTAATTTTTCTGTATTCATGTTTTTTTAAATAAATATCTACAATATATAAATATTTTATATCATTTGAAAATATACAATACTACCATTGTTCAAATTTAATTTTTTCATTATTGAATATGATAAACCTATTCCGTAATTTGTATAAACAGAACGGTCTACAATACCCGTAACTTTTCTTTGACCAACATTACCACTTATTGATGATAGCACAGTTATTTGTTTATTCTGCTCAGGATTTAAAAATATTGTTTTAGCACTTCTTACTGTTTCTGCTGTTAAATTTTTGTTTGACTCAAAATCTATATATACAGTATAAAAATCATTATCATTACCCGTATTTTTAATTTCTGACCATAACATTTCTTTTGTATTTTTTAATTTTGAAATGATTTGCATTTGTTTACTGTCAATGTTTCTTTCAGCATCAAATAATATTGCTCTTGCTCTTAACCATTGTGTGCCATTATAATTTACTAATTGTATCTCTTGATAATCTTTATATCCATTATATGGTACACCAAAACCAGTAACACCAATTTTATTCACTTTTATTTTTTCAAAATCTTCACCAATTGCTTCTTGTCCTATGTTTACTTTATATGTCTTACCATCTTCACCTGTTATTGTCGAAGTAATATTACTTGTTCCTTGTTCAGCCGCAGTTCGTTTTTGTATAATACTATTTTGTAATTTATCAAATAATGTTTTATAACTACTAACAAAAGAATCTTTAGGGTCTGGTAGAGATTTTATTGGTATTCTTACACCTTTAAACGTTGTTGTAAAATTATTTGATTTTATAGAATGTGTAACTTCTATTATCCAATATGTTCCCTTAAACATTGGTATATTACGAAGATAAAAAAACATGGTTGGTTGTATCATAGCATTACCCATACATGTAACGTCACATGTATATGATGCTTGTCTATAATAATCAAATAACCCTATATCAACGTTATATGCACCAGCACCTGATTCCGAACGAGCAATATTTTCCAATACAACGAACGCTTCTGTGGTGTTTTTTAATGTTTGTTGGTCTAATTGAACGCTTTTGAATATACCTTGATTTTGGTCACCAAAACTAACATCAAAAGCAACAACACGATTTGATTTTGTTAAATCGACATTATTGAAAACTTCTGGTGCTGTTATTACCAATGGATTATTATACGGATTTGTTACATTAAAACTATCATCATTAAATTTAAAATCTTTATTTAATATTTCCAACTTGTTTGAATTAGGTCCAACCAATTGTAATATTATTTTAGGTGAAGATTCTTGATAATCAACATCTAAAAATGTTCCAAATAAATTACTTGCAACTTTTTTAGATGGCATTATTTTATTTTTATTAGTGCTATTACCATAAAAATTTATATATGCGGGTAATGGTCTCATATCTATACCACTATCCCTTAACAATATTGATATAATAGAATATAAATTTGTTTTATCATAATCTTGATTATGTAATGATATTACTCTATCTAAATTTAGATAAAATTTATTTCCTATATCCGTATTTGCTTTATCTAGAAATAAAAATTCTTCTAATAATAATCTTTGTCCTAATGAGTTCCCTGCAACCCATTTATCATTAAATGATTTAAAATAATTATATAATTCAATTTTTACTTTATCTATTTCATATCCATTAACAAATTTTCTATTTGTTGTCACAATATCAGGAACTGTTAATTTTTGAAATTGTGATGTCAATCTATCTAAAAATGTTATAGTTCTTGATTCTGTACCTGAGATGTTACTATTCGTATTTATGAATATATTTTGTTTCAAATATTCAATAAACGATTCATTAGTTACATTAGTTTGTGTTTTTTTGTATCCTGCATAAATTTGTATCAATGGTCTAAAAGATAATATATTATCTGAACTTAATTTAACATTATTGACTTTAAAAAAGTCTTGATAAAATAAATTTATATCATCACCTAAATATAATTTAATGTATTTTAAATTATCATCAGTTAATTGAGAATCATTATACCCATCATATGTAAATGTATTTATATCATCAATATTTGCAAACCCATGCCATGTATGATAATCAACTTCTTTAGGGTTTGCTATTGTAAATTTAACTAAATTTTGTTCAGATAAAATGGTGCTAGTGATTTCTATTAATTTATTTTGTTGTCTATT